GGCCGACGGACCTCAGACGCGGTGAAGTTGATTGTTGCTTGCTGCATAATGCATCGTCTTTATAGCACTCCCGGATAGCCGGGCCTTTGTTTTGGCAGAATAGAAAAGCGGCTGCCGATTCCGCTGCTATAAAGACGATGACTTCACCCGATGGGCTAATCAAAATCTACGGAATGGCAACCGCCAATATTTTTATCTACGAGTAGTTACTCGTGTTTTTACCGGGCATAAAAAAAGCCCGACCTTGATGTCCGAGCAATGACCGCTGCTCACCGGGATGGACTACCATCGTCTTTATAGCGATGGCAAAGATAGGGAGAAAAAGCGGAACGGCAAAGAAAATGGTGGAGAAAATTGAGCAAAATGAGCAGATTTAACAATTCAAACGGCAAAATCTACCGAAAATTGCCTATCTTAGTTCGGTGTTTGGCTTTTCAAGATAGATATGCAGGTTACCAATATCGTATCTGTTTACGATACTTACAAATATCCAAATGAGCAAAGCAAGGGCAATGGCCCCCAACACGCTTTGAATAACCCCGTGAAAATACTGTGCTTTCAAAGACGGCTGCGTCTCTCTTATAACTTTCCTTAGATGCTCTTCCTGTTTGTTCTGATAGTCTGCCTCTATTTGACTGGTCGCGTCAGCCAAAACATTGTTCGTAAAATCATGCAGAATAGAGTCCGCATGCTGCCTATACTCTTCTATTCGGGCCTCAGTGCAACAACTGGAATTGAATGCCTCTATTTCATTCTCCGTAGGTTCCCTTCCCTTATCCTTCTTGAACTTATCAAGGTAGGAAATCTTATCAAATTTATAAATCGCATAAGCGATATGCCCTTGAATATCGCTTTTGTCCTTAACAAGGCTGCTGAAAAGATAGTTATATTTACGAGCCATTATTTTCTGACATTAGCCTCCCACGCCTTGGCATAAGCCTCCCTAATCTTTTCCGCAGAAATACGTCCATGATATTCACCGCCACTATAATGAACCGACAAATGAATGGCATCCCCCCTATGAATAGGGGTGCGTTCTGCAGCCTTGTTAGCGATAGTCCGCTCACAAGCCCGGCGTATGGTTTCTTTTGATATAGTGCACATAAAAAATAGAGTTATAAGTGAATCCTTAACTGCAAAGTAAGACATTTTTCTCGAATCATGCAAAACTTTGAGCAAAATTATCGTTAATTTGCTCAAAAATAGCAGTAAGAAGAAGCCGTGAACCCTATTAATTCAGCAATTTCAGCCACGTTTCCTTGCTAATCCATCCTCCGTTGTCCATGAGTTTAGAGAGGAGGAGATCGGCATACTCAGTATTCTTTCCTGTCAGTTGCATAATATTCTGTTTTTAGTGGTAAAAAGCCGTCCACGCATCTCGCGCAGACGGCTCCAAGTTCTTTCACATGTAATTGCCTACTTCTTCATGAAGCATTCAATTATTGTTGCGCCGCCAGCCCGGCGGCGGCTTTTGTTCAAAACGGCTATACAGTGGCCGGGGCTGGAATGTTTTCAGCGGCACGGCGTATACGATTACTCAGGTCGAGGAGTGCGCCTTTCAATTGGCCGGCTTCATCCTCAGTAAAGCCACCCACACCGCCATTGCCGTCGATGCCATACATCTTATGCTGAAACCATGGCACCGACTTGTCAAAGTAAGTGCGTGCTATCTCCCTCCATGAAACGGCGAGATAGATGTCACTCATCCGAGCCTTCATGTCGGTAATCTTGTTTGCTTGTTTCACTGCTGCTTCCATAATTATATCTATTTTAAGGCTCTCCCTGGAAGGAGAGCCGTTGTTTGTCATTCGTCTTTGGGCATGTCCGTTATTCTGTCGAAGAGGTCTTGCGCATACTCCAGTAATTGCGGATAGCCGTTTGGATAACTGTTGCAATAGTTTCTGATTGACTCAATCAGCTCTTTCTCCTCAAAGGAGAGCTCCATCTTGAATTTCTGCTTTTCCTTCATTGTTACTGTATTTCTTTTGAACACTGCAAAGATACTATCTTTTTAGATACTACGCAAGAAACAAACTATTTATTTTGATAGTAAATGAAAGATTTAACATTTCACCAATGCCAAAGGCCGGCTTTCTCACGAAAACCGGCCTTCCTGTTACTCAAATCACTTGCTTAATCTAATTTATCGTTATGAACTTCACTAAATCACGGAAAGGAGATTCCTATGTATTTTAATTTTATACCTATTGAGGACACTGATAAACAAAACTGCGTTATGAATGGCTTAGTAACTGATTCATTAAAAAAAATGGGGGCGGCTTGCTGGGCCCTGTCATCTTAGCATCCGCCCCCGACACCTTCTATATATGATCGGATACCATGAAAGGGATCCTACGTTATCTTGTTATCTGCTGCAAAGTTAGCTAAAATTCCGCATAAATGAGGTATTTTGCAGAATAAATTCCACTTTCCCATCATTTCACCACCATTTCCACCTCCATTTTCTCCACCAACGGCTGCAAATCATTCCGACATTAGCAAATTCCATCTCATTCACGGCATTTTTCAACAATTTCTTCGATAGCCGTTCGAGATCCGTTCGAGAGCCTTAGAGATTCTCACCCCGCCGCCCGAGATAATCTTGTGAACACCCCAAATAGCCTAAATCAGCCATTTTCAGCGTCTTTTGTTTTCCGTCGCTTTTTCAAAAAGCGACTCCGTCGGAATTGACCCCGCACCGCCCTACGCCTTAACCGTAATTACAGAGGTCTGCAGCAGCGGTATATGTAGCAGCAATTACCGATTACAGCATGACAGTGTGACGATGCAATTACATATCCCCGCCACATTTGCGGTCGGTGGCAGGCTGACATGAAAAAAGCCCCGACACTGAGCCGTGTCAGGGCTTTTAACATTTATACAACTCCAGCATCCCCGCCACCGACAAACGACGGCATGGGTCCGGCCTCTACAGCGATACAGAGAGTATCGAAGGCATCGGAGCCGTCGGTTCTGCTTTCAAGCGGCGACTCCTCCGTCTCCGGTCCTTTCTCCTCAGACTTATCCTTGTTGTTGGATCCATTGACCGACATGGCCCCGTCGATACTGTTGAGCAGATCCGGGTTATTCTCCTCATTGAAGAGAATCTGATATTTGGTATCAGCACCCCGGAACATACGGTTGATCAGGCTCTGCTTGACAGGATGACGCCACGGAGAACCGATATACACCTCCTGCACGACCCACCCATGCTTGATGAAGCAGTATTTGATTGTGTCGGCAAATCCCTCGGCACTCCGGCCATAGTCGTTGCCGACAAAGGTGGCATCGTATGCGAAAACCACCTCTTTCTTTTTGAAGCTTTCGTAATATGTACAGAAGTCATCGACCAGTTCGGGGAGTCGGCGTTCGTACTTGACAAAGAACGACTTGACCACGCGCAGCTTCATGTCCTTGCCGGGCTGTCCCACAACCATCCAGTTGATGTTAGCATTGGCATCGAATGCCACCCATAGCGGAGCCGTCCAGTCCAGATCACCGTCGAACCGGCAGTCTGCATGTCGGAGCTTCTCCATGTTGAAGCCAATGGAATCAATGTAAGAGTTATTGGCTGCCTGGTATAGATTGGCATCGGTCTTGGCATTGTAGAAGCTGTCCTCAGAGTGCTCGACGCGCTTGCAGAGGATGGTAGTGCGGAAGGTGGCAGGCGGCATGTCGCGCTTACACTGACGAATGAAGTCCTCACCGAGGATCTCCAGGTTCTCGATAGATGAGAATTCCTTGTAGAGCAGCGTGTCGGCTCGCAGCTGGTTGATAACCTTTGAAAGCCGGCGCAGCCGGAAGGTAGTCTGCGCGTCCGGCTTCTTCCCCTCACTTATCATGTCATTGACCTGGCTGCGCAGCTCCGCATACGAGGCCAGCAAGCCTTCAAGCAGCTGCACCTTTGCCGGATCACATTTCTCACGGTCATTGAGGAACCACGATCCCTTCTTGGTCGTTGGCATATCAGAGAACTTCGCGATGCCATGGTGGAAATAGAGATGCCCAAAGACATTGTTGTTGCCTCGATTGGCCGGGAGTGTCTCATCTTTGAACTGCTCGAAGTTGACAAACTTCGCCTCGTCGATGAGCAGGAAGTCAAACGACTTTGAGTTTGACGTACCCTTCCTGTCCTGACTTATTATCGTGGCTATTGACCCATTCCAAAAGCTCAGTGTGTTCTCCCAGTTCATAGGCGCTATGATGGGCTCTTTCCATCCCCACGCCTTTGCCGGTTTCTTGCCCCAGGTATAATGAACATCAGGCACGAATCCCCATCGCCGGAGATGCTCATCCCACGAAGGGATGATATTTGTGAACAGTCGCTTAGAGTTTGGGCCTACCAATCCGGTGTTACTGCCGGGCATCTGCTCGAAATTACGACGCAGGAGCGAGGCACATATCAGTCCCTTGCCAAATCCACGTCCGGCCACGCAGGTGATGTCCTTTGTATTCATGGCGAGGACATAGGCCTGTCCTCTGTTGAGATATTGTTGTTGCTCACTCTGCATCCTTCACCTCCAGTTTCTTAGTTTTATCGTCCGGTACATTATTGGTCGATACCTCGATAACCTCGGCATCAGCTTCGATATCCTCGTAATTAGAACCGCTGTATTTTTTGACGAGTTTGTCGATGACACTGGCCACGTTGGGGATAGGCTTGAATCCAAGCACGGTCGGATCGAAGGTGAATGTAATCTTAGGAATCTCATCATACCTCGCATCCTTCTCATCGTTTTTGTCGAGCTGATTGTACTTGCCATAGACATTGATCAGCTTGGCCATGGCTGCAGCATCCTCTTTCTTAACGGCGATGCTGTATCCCTCCATGATCATGTTGTTGAGCCGCCAGCGGTGCCATTCCTTCGTGCACTTCTCCAGCGTGCCCACGAGGGCATGGAGAATTTCAAGGTCGCTGTAGGCAGTGCGCCGCGTGACCTCACCTCCATTGCCCAATTTCGCAGAGTTATATACAATATAGTCTACATACTCTCTGTCCTTCTTCAGAGGATTGCGGAGCATGTAGGCATGTATGTCCCGAAGCCGCAGTATGCGGTCGATGACCGACTGCTGCAGCTTTTTGGCTTTCAGTTCCTGCTCTGACAACATCATGTTGTCAGCATAGATGTCAATGTCGTTTCTCATTCAATACTGGTCTGAGCCTGCCTTAGCCAGTCGACGGCCGCCTCCATGGCAGTCGGCGAGCCGACCATGGCCAGCTTCATTGTTTGCTCATGCAGCATCTCGGCCTGTCGGGCGATGCACTGGCGATAGAGTTTGCCCATGGGAGAGAACGGATTGCGGAACTCCGACACCTTTTCCTCATCAAACTCCAAAAGGCTCCCAATCTGTTCCGGTGTCAGGAGAAGCATCGCAAGATGTTCCACTTTTGTCTCCATCTCCTCCGTGTCGAGGAGCTGTGCCCCCGATATGATGGTGCCCGTAAAGTAATCTTTCAAATCCTTCGGTTTCATCGTTGTCGTTGATAATGAATTCTACAGAATTTCTCCCCGCGAGCTCGATAAACTGCCGCATGATAACATCGAAGACTCCAGAGTCGGTAGTGATAATCGAGCTCTCCGCCCTGTCGCCGTAGGTCTGGTTCTGCGAGGTGACCACAGCCACCTGCCAACACTCGTTTTTAACGAGCACTATCTTGGAATGGTTTTGCCCGAAGAAGACATGGTCGAAGGCCATCTTCATCTCACCCACCAGTTTCAAGGTCTTCTTGACAGCTCTTTGATCGAGCAGTACCATGGAGCGTCCTATCGTCCCCTTCATCTTCATGAGCATAAAGCCATTGAGGAATGCTTCCGAGGTAGAGTAGGAGGACACCCACACGTCAGCCTTTCCGGTCTGCGACAATATCCAGTGGAGCAGTCCGAGCGTATGCAGGCCGTTGCCGAGATAAGCCTGTATGGGATTCCCGGCCAACGGTTTCAGCATCTCATCAATCGGCCGTCCCTTGCTCATTGCCTTCCGGGATGGTTACGCCGGCGGCTTTCAACTTCTCAATGGTCTCCGGCTTGATGTTGGCCTTGTTCTCGACGAGTGTATTGACGGCAGCCTGCAATTTGTCGACATCCTTGTCAGCGAGCTCCTCTTTTGTCAGTGTACGGCTGATGCAGGTGCGTGCTGCTCCCACTTCCTTGACGATACGCTGCGCCTTCTCCTCCGGCGTCTCGGGATGATCCGGCACTTTATAGTCATCATATTGCTTGTAGGCGTTGCGCAGCGCGTTGTCGGTCTGTCTGAGGGTATAGCAAAGCTCATATCCATCGCACTGCTGATAGCCAGGCTTGGCCACCATCAACGCCAGCTGGTTGTGAAGCTCGCGCATCTTCTGCCAGCGTTTGGCGTTGTCATCCCAGAGTGCCTTGATGTTGTCGGGCAGCGTATCATGGTCGGCGCGCTTACCGCGCTCAGACGTGACAGCAGGGTTGTCGGTGGCGACCTCAATGCCTTGCGGCTTCTGCTGCAGGTCTTCAAGGACGACCTTTTCCGTTTCCTCAATATACTTTCCGACCTCGGCATTGGTGATGCCCGCGACGCGGATCTTGTAGAACTTCTGCAAGTCGGCACGCACCCATGGCAGCAAAGACTGCGGGCGCTGACAAGCAGAGTTATAGATTCGCCACGCTCACGTCCCGGGTCGAGCTGCAACAGCATCTCAGCAGCATCGATAATCTCTTTGTCCGATGGCTTTTCCTTTTTCAGGAAGGCACCCATCTTCATGGTCAAGTTGTTGTCCATATCTTTTCTTTTATTCAGTTAATAAAAAATGGCCGTGGCATCACTGCCGCGGCCACCCCAATACACTTTCTATCTAAATTATTATGGAAAAAGAAATCCTGTCAGTTATTCTTTTACGCAGCAGGCACGGCTTCCTCCTCTCCAGTGGCGCAGTTGAGCTTTGTGTCCTTGGAAAGGAGCAGGTCACCCTCATAGTATGGAGCCGGGCAATCGTCGTAGACCTGAATGGCAACAGTACAGGTCTTAGCGCCTGTGATCTCCGTACCGAGGTCACCACTTGGCTTGCTGTCTGTGGCATAGATGTCCTTGTTACCGAGCACATGGAAACCACCGTCTTTCTCCTGAACGACATACACAAGGTCATCGTTCTTGCACTGACGCTGGAATCCGATGATCTCCTTAGAAGGTCCTACCATGACCAACGTAGCTTGGTTGTTGACGATCTGAGATCCGACCTCACCGGCAGTCTCCCATGTCACGCCTGAGGAGTTGTCCTTCAAGTCGAAGTGTCTCCAATAAGCTTCGGCTTTCAGCGTGAAGTTGCCGACATACGTAGCGAGGTCTCCCATCTTCTTTGCTTCCTCGCTACCTACATCCGGAAGTTTCGGCCAATTGGCGATGTCACTCTTCGGAATAAAGTACACGCGCCGCTTGATTCCTGCGATGACCTTCTTACCGGGGCAAGCATCGATGGATTCGTACATTTTATTTACTGTGCAATCACTCATTTTTGGAAATTGTCTATAGTGTTATTATTGAACGGTGGCTGAGAGTGTCTGCCACCGTGATCGTTTATGCGCCGGTACCAGCAGCCTTGGCCACACGGGCGGTAAGGAATGCCTGCTTGGAGAAGGTACGCACCTGAGCGCCGTAGACTCCGGCATACTCGAATGTCAGTCTCCATGACTTATACTTGGCGATGTTGACCTGATTCTCCTGAGCGTTGATATCGGTACCGAGAAGGAAGTTTTCTTTCTTGGTGACCTTGATCAGGTTGGAACCAGCCATGTTATCGAGGACGGCAAACTTGCACTTGCCGCGTGAGCCCTCCAACGTATCCTTGTCAAAAGATGTGTTGTAAGGCACGTTGCCATGGCGGGTCTGATAGTCGTCGACGTAGAAGTCATAGATCTCAGGCGGCAGATACATGAAGGCGCCGTTGGCCTTGATGGACGGGTCTGCAGCGCGCCAGATCTTCTTCAGCGTGTCAACGGCATTGGTCTCGTTGATGGCAGCCACCTCAAGGAGGTTGCCCTTTTCTACGGAGATGTCACCGGACGTGATACCCGCGAGGATGATGGTATCAAAGCCGTCGAAGAGATCCTTTGTCGTCTTGCCCTTTGGGTCGCGTTTGCCAAACCAAATGGCGTCGCGGTCGAGGTGCTGTCCAATCTTGGCTGACAGCATGGTGGCTACCTTGCGGGCGATGGTGTTGGCGGTCATGGCCTGACCGAGGGCGATGCTCTGTCCATAGATGCTGTGGAAGTAGGGCATCGGGTTGAAGTTCTTGGCACAGTTGCCGGGATAGACGACGAGCGTACGTCCAACGATCTTGGAGTTGTCGTCGTCCTCGTTACTGTCGCTCCATGGCGCAAGTTGAGCATCACCGTCGAGCTCGCCCCATGTCAGCTGGTTGCGGACACCGGGAACGATGGTGATGTATTGCGCAGTGCCTGACTGCTGCATCGTTACGATGGGCATCTGGATGAGCTCAGACTGAAACTGCTGACAGCTCTCTTCCAGAAGCTCAGGGGTGATTTTAGACACCATCTCGTCAGGTGTCATTGTAGTGATTTTAGCCATTTACAAAAAAATAGTCTATGATGTTATTCATTAGAGGAGGTCCTTGACATCATCGAGAAGCTCCTTGGCATTCTTCGGCGTGTCACCATCCTCTACCTTAGCATGGGCCTTCGATGAGTCGCCCTGCTCATTCTTGTAAGCGTCGAACTCCTTCTGAAGATCAGCCAGCTTGTCCTCGGCTGTCTTCTTGTCTTTCTCAGCCTGTGCCTTTGCGTTCTCGGCTGTGGTGAGTGCGTTCTTGGCTTCGTCCCGTTCCTTGGTGAGGTTGTCGATGGTGGAGTCTTTCGTCTTCAGCCCGTCCTCAACCTTCTGCAGCTGCTCATCGGTAAGCGTCACCTTACCGTCGTCAGTAGCCTCGAAATCCGTGACGCCCAAGATGGCACACATGCAATTCTTTACGATTTTCTTCATTGTCTGAGTTTTTGTCTGATTGTTATTATCATTATCTTCGATTGGAGCGATGTTGTTCACGAGTCCCACGATGCCGCCGAGGTCACGGCGGAACCGTTTCCAGAATCCCTCATTGCTGTCTTTGGAGACTGGAATGTTGGGAAGGGCGAAGTGCTCGGTGAATCCAGCCTTCGCAGCAGCGCGGTTTCTGACGTTCTTGGCAGCAGCAGTCGATTGCTCATCGTCAAAAACGGAATCCACGATGCCAAAGTCTTTGGCTTCGTCGGCAAGCATCCATTTCTCCTCATCCATCTTCTTCATGTTCTCCTCGATGGATTTATGGTTCCGATAGGAGTAGAGCGAAGCGATGGCCTTGTCATAGGTGTCGAGTTCGTCACGTTTTGACTGGAACTTGCTCACGAGCTTATCGATAGCTTGCTTGTTGGCCGAGCCATAGAAGCCGATGTCAAGGCTGCTGTTGTGGATGAGCATCAAAGAGCCTGTAGCGATGTTGACGGTCTTGGCCTTCATGCAAAGGAGAGTGGCGGCACTGGCCGTCATACCCACGATGTACATGTTGCACTGGCCATGAGCCGCTATCAACTCACCGATGGTCATTCCTTGATCTAGGAGACCGCCCGGAGAACTGACGAGGATGTTGACTTCCTTGTCCTTGTGGCTGTCGAGGAAATCCTTCACCATGTCGGCAGTAGTGCCTCTCTCACCGGTCCACCAGTCATACTCCTCACCGATGACACCGGTTATATAGTAATCGTATTTCATAAACAGATTGCCTCTATTTGTTGTTTTCCACAAAGTTACAAGCGAGGTGTAATTACAGAAAATACGACTTACCCAATTATTTTCATCAAGCCATGTCGCGATTTCCACGTGACAGTGACACTCATCAGGGTGGTGCCTGTTGGCTTATCGGGATATGGGTTGCTCTCCTTGATGACTGGGAAGGGGCGCTCGCCGGTGCCTACCAGATACTTCTTCCCATCGATGGCCGTCATCCGGAAGGCCTTGCGCCGCCATGTCTGTGGTGCCTTTGTCTTCACCTTATAAGTAATGGTGGTCGTCCATATGAGCTCGTTGTTTTCGTAGCTGCTCTCATCAGACACCTGTATGTTCCCGACAGTGTTAATTTCTTCAAAATTAACATTCGCGGTCAGAAAACATTTCTGCTCTGAAAAAATGCCAGCATTGAAGAGCTCGCTACAGTCACACTCCTCAATTTTAATCAAATTCTGGATCATAGACTTATTACTTGTAAATTATACAATTTATCGATTCTTTTCTTATCTCTGCCTATCACGGGGTATCACGCGCTATCTCTGCCTAACAAAAATAAGGTATTTTTGTGGATGGCAAATCGCTTTTTATTTAACGTTTATTCACCCGCTTTCTGCGGTTCATGCCGATATCCTCATGTTTATAGCCTCTACTGATGTTCACCCCGCATTTTCGGTACGCATCTTTTATGCGCGTGTATTTTTGTATGATGTTGTGCTCTTGTTCGTAGCTGATTCCGTTTGTAGCCATCCAGTCACGAATGATGAGCGTGAGCGGTATGGCCCGAAACTGGATAGCGGACAGATCCTCGAACATCTGTTTGGTGAATATGTCGTTGATGGCTTCGGCAATGGCCTTCTTGCCTGGTGCCGTCAAATAGTTGTAATAATATGGATCCTTGCTTTGCGAATCCGGAATGCATATGGCAAGCTCTCCTTCCTTTTTTGTCTCTACCTCTGCC